GTAGTCCAAAAACGCTCGTCGTTGTTGCAGTCAAACTCTTTCTTCAATGCCTCTTCTGTCTCTTTTAAGACGGCTTTGGCTGTTTCTTTGTTGGCTACAATCCACTCCACTAGCTTGTCACCTGCTACGCCGTGGTGCTTGTTCATGCCGTGCAAAATAGCCGATTCAACATCGCTTAGCTCTAGAACTGTGTGCATCTCAATGTCCAAGATACGGAGCATTTCAGCACGTGAAGCGTGCGCACGCGTAGTAAGAATATCGTGGGCGCTAGTGTTAGATGAGAATAGGTCGATAGAACTCCATGAGGTGTCGTTGATACGCTCTCTGTTAGAGCCTGACTCCATACGCTCTTTACCCTTACCACGAGTCTTGGCTAGCAAATACTCAGGCAACCACTCTAAAGTCTCACGCTGTTTCTGTGTAGTTTCGTCCACAATCACAGGCAAGCTATTAAACAAACCCTGACGGTGTTGTATGGCTACAACAGATGTGCCTGCACTAATCATGTATTTCTCAGGATTACCCCACCAACTTGCCGCAATAACTTGGCTAAGCGTTTTGCCTGTGCCTGATTTGTCTGAGCCAGTATGGTAAGTCACGCCGTTAAAGCCTGTGAACTCCATAAGAATAGATGCTGGACCGATCAAACTAAGCGTCATAATCTCCCAAAGCTGTCTAGCAATCAGGAACTCATACACTTTTTTCCACTCAGTAAAGCTACCGCTAGGCTTACAAGCGTTGTTAATGTTCGTTAGGTTGTGCATTGGCACAAAAATCTTCTTGCCGTCGGCTGAATAAATACGGCTATTGAACACAAACGAACCATCTTCTTGCCAACCGTAGCATGTGGGCACTTTAACTGGAACTCTGTTTGTACTAGCGTACTCCACGCAACCACGCACGTAGTAGAACAAGTCTTTATCTAAATGCCCTTGAGCCGCCAATACGTTTTGATTAGCTAGCGCCTTGAGCGTTTCGTCCTTACTGACCACAGCCTTTTGGGGCAACATAATATCTGTCGTGCCTGTAGGTCTAACCGCCATCATGTGCACAATATGCGAGTCTTCTTGTATTAACAAGTCAACAACAAATAGGTCATAGCTCAACAACATGACGTTCTTCTTGACCTTCTCGCCATCTGCATCTTCAATAGTCTGCATAACGAAGACACCGCCTTTATCCCCATAGCTGTAGTTCTTAGGTGGGATTGGGCGCGTAACTGTGATTTGGTGAACTTGGTCGTCTTCCAAAAGCACTAAGTCTTTAGCTTCCTCATTGGTTTTGTATTCTGTACCAAGCTGTAGCGGAGTAGTAATCTTCTGCCATTTAGGGCAGTTAACGCAGACGCCGGGGTTAACGCTATCAAACTTGATGCAAGGGCTGTGACCTTTAGATTGATTCCACTTAGACAGCAAGCGGTTGTCATCATATGGGTGCATCTCGCTAAGTTCACGCATGCGCTCCCAACCGTTCTCACACTTTTTAGCAACAGAAATCATGGCGTACCACAACGGCTCCATGCCATCATCGCTAGCGTTGTCTTTGTAGTGTTGGAACTGTAGGCACTTCTCTTCAATCAACTCAATGTTGTTAACTGTGTTCTCAATGAGCTTCACGCCGTTGCTTGTTGACTGTAATGGCACGCCCGGAATATCAATCTCCTGACGTACCAGTGGCTCATAGGATGAGCTACCTAGCTTTTCTTTGATTAAATTTTTAACTGTTTCAAAGTCAAAGGTCTGACCTTCAACCATAATCTTTACGAGTCTTGGTTTATCTTTTTTGTAATTGTATGTATCAGGCACACGCAAAATACGTGCAGCATCGGCAGTCACGCCGAAGTCAATATTAAAGTTGTGTAGCTTGGCTAAGCGTTTAAAGTTCTCAGCAACAGGTTTCCATACGTCAATATCTAGGTCTTCTTGGAACGGCCAGTAGACGTGCAATCCACCACCGCTAGATAAAATGTAAGGGCTTCCAAGGTCGCCTAACGAAGTATCGGACAAAAAGCTATCCAATGCCGCCGCAGCCGCCTGTTTGTTATCGTAGTCCTTTCCTGCACCACAATCAATATCTACGAACAAAGAGCGCATCTTGTTTGTATTGGCGGCAGTACGCTTGCCCTGCTCTTTAAAGCTAGCTAGCGCATAGTATGACTCGTAGCCAAGATGGCTAAACGACATGGCGGCGTTATACACCTCGTCTGTCGTCTCCACGAATACGTGGGTTTTGTTTGATGTGCTTACTTCACAGGCACAGTAATAACCTGAAGACGGAAGCACAATCGCTAGGAACTCCTGCGATGTCATGGTATCTCCCCAAGTTACTTGTTATTTAGTTTGTCTTCAAAGCGCTTCAAAAGCTCGCGCTGATAATCGCTTGGTAATCCACAAGTGTGGATATAGCGGTCGGCAAACCTAACAAGTTCTTGGTCTGTTAGTGCTGATGGTAAGGGGGTTTTCCTTGTTTCTACTTGTGGGCACATTTTCGCATCGCCTCTTCTACTGTTGAGCTTGTTTGTAAGATGTTTAGCAGTGCGTTAACTTTGTCCCGATATGCAGGCGTTACGTCTGTACCGCTAAACCAGTTATAAATCGTTTGACGCGTAGCACCGGTGTATTGTGAGATTTGGATGACCGGAAAATCCAAGTAAATAGCCCAACGACCTACCTGATTACCGAGCGTCTTCGGTGCGGCAAGTGTTTTGGCTTTGACTGTATCTGAATATGGCATTAGTTAGTTCCGAATTAGGGTGGGGTACTCGTGTGATATGGAGTTTGAAAGGAACAATCAATACAGGCTATTTAACGTCGCCGAGCCGACGTCTCACTTTCCCCCTAAAACATTACTCGTCGTCAGCGTCCCAGTTATCCACAACGGATGCTAGGTTGCCGGCTTTCTTTGGTACTGCAGTAGGTTTAGCCTTGGCTTCTTTACGAACTTCAGGCTCGTCAACTTCTTCTGCGGCGGCTTCAACAACAGGTTTAGCTTCAGGCTTCTTACCTTCTAAGGCTAGAGGTTTAACGCCGTCTGCTTGAGAAACAGTCATTGTAATAGCACGCTTAGCATCTTCAGTCTGACCTTTAGCAGACACAGTCTCAAACTCTTCGTTATCTAACCAACGTACTGGTTGGAAGAATAGCTTAGGTACTGCGGCTTTAGTATCAAACTTCAAGCGTGTAACAAGTGTCTCAGGGCTAATGCTTTGTGCCGCCAAGTATCTTGCGTATGCTTGTAGAGGGCGCTTGTCACCATCTTCTTTACCGAAGATTGATGTTGCCGCTAGGGTTAACTGCATGACATCGCCTTCAATGTCGTTTGCCAAGACTACAGCAAGACGTTGAGAGAAACGGCAGGCACGTGAATCACCCTGACCTGAGCCTTTGATGTTCTGTGGGCAAGTTGCGCATGACTTAGATTGTGGTTCTTTAATGCTTGAGTCAGGCAAATCACCATCGGCAGACCAACAGGTAGGAGCAGTCGCTTGTCCTTCAACAAACTGCCCCGCATAAAACGTACGACTTACTTTCGGTGCGGCGTTGACAATCACAACATCCAAGTGACGGTCATCAATTGCAGCAACTTCTTTACCGCCAGCGATCAAGCGAAACACACCGCCTCTGACAGAGATGCGTTTAGACTGCGCACCGCCGCCCGACAGAGCTTTGGTCATATCATCAAGCTCGACCTCTTTAAGATAGTCGGGCAAACCTTGTTGAAACAAAGTCATTTCACTCATCTTACTTCTCCTTGTGGTTACTTGCGACGAACAACGATTTTGTACTCGTTGTCAATGTTCAACCCCTTCGGCTGTACGTCAGGGTTTTCTTCCAAAAACTGCTTCATGTTAGATTGATGCAGTCTCTTTTCTAAAAGCTCATACGCGTTGTTTTCTGCTATGAACGTGTACATGGCATCCCAATCGTTAGTCCAGTACCTAGATTTGATCGTTCGATATGCAGTGCCGAATGGCGTACCAGCTTTGTCTATACCAGACTCTTTGAAGTGATCTAACAGTGTCTGGCTGATCTCGTCCATCTGCCCTTCTAGCTCTTGCATCTTTGCTTCGGCTTCCCGCTTGATTTCATCCTTAGCATCACGCAAAGCTATGTACTCTTGAACGAGAGTGTTTACCTGTACTACTGGTTTAGTGTCTTCCATCGTATCTTCCTTTTGGTTGGCGGGCACAAGGGCCACAATAGTTATGGTACTACTGTTTTTTGAGACTGTCAAGAACTAATTTCGTTC